ATATCACTACCATCTTGGATAAGCAATATCCTAAACTATTTGGACTTGATCGTATAAACAAGAATGAAAAAATCTACATCACCGAAGGACCATTTGACTCACTATTCATTCGCAACTCGCTTGCTATGTGCGGAGCTGATGTTTATCTTGGTGACTGGGGGATTAGCAATCCTACTTGGATCTATGATAACGAGCCACGAAATACCCAAATCGTTGCCCGTTATGCCTCTGCCATCGCCAGAGGAGAATCAATCGTCATATGGCCATCTAGTGTAAAAGATAAAGATATCAATGACATGGTTCTATCTGGACATGATGTTCAGTCTATGGTAGAATGTAATACCTATTCTGGTTTAGAAGCACAAGTAAAATTTAACCTCTGGAAGAAAATATGAGTAACGGTATCAAAGTTAAAAAGCGTGATGGATCTACAGAATCCCTTAACCTTGATAAGATTCACACTATGGTAGAATGTGCCTGTGGTGGTCTAGCAGGAGTCTCGCCATCGCAAGTAGAAATTCAATCTGGTATTCAATTCTATGATGGCATTACCACAAACGAAATTCAAGAAATTCTTATCAGGTCGGCTAGTGACCTCATTGAGCTTGACGCTCCAAATTATCAGTATGTTGCTGCTCGTCTCCTTTTGTTCGGTCTATATAAGCAAGTCTTTGGACCTACTTGGAAGCACGGGTTTCCCTCGGTAGGCGAGCATTTAACAAAAGGTATTCTGAAAAGTATTTACGACAAGGAACTTGCGAGTAAATACACTGATGAGGAGTGGGATAAAATTGATAGTTTCATTGATCATGATCGTGACTATTTGTTTACATATGCTGGTCTTCGTCAAGTTGTAGATAAATATTTGGTTCAAGACAGAAGCAGTGGAAGTGTTTTTGAGACACCACAATATGCTTATATGCTGGCATCGGCAACTATCTTTGCTGAATACCCCAAAGAAATTCGTCTTTCTTATGTAAGGAAATACTATGACGCGATCAGCAAGCACAAAATCAACGTGCCAACTCCCATCCTTGCAGGAGTTAGGACGCCACTTAGACAATTCGCTAGTTGTGTGCTGGTTGATTCTGATGACACCCTTGATAGCATCTTCAGTAGCGACATGGCTATTGGTCGCTATGTTGCTCAAAGGGCGGGCATCGGTATCAACGCAGGCAGAATCCGTGCTCTCAACAGCAAGATTAGAGGCGGTGAAGTCAGCCACACTGGTGTTATACCGTTTCTCAAAAAGTTTGAAGCGACTGTCCGTTGCTGTACGCAAAATGGCATACGAGGCGGAAGCGCAACAGTCCACTTCCCAATCTGGCACAGGGAAATCGAAGACATCTTAGTATTAAAAAATAACAAAGGAACAGAGGATAACCGCGTTCGTAAGTTAGATTACAGTATTCAAATCAGTAAATTGTTCTATGAACGATTCATCAACAACACCACCATTTCTCTTTTCTCACCACACGACGTGCCTGGTCTTTCAGATGCTTTTGGGCTTGCTGGTTTTGACGAGTTGTATGGCGTTTACGAACGAGATGCTTCTATTCCAAGAAAAACTATTGGCGCTCAAGAACTATTTCTTTCACTCCTGAAAGAGAGAGCAGAGACTGGTCGTATCTATATCATGAATATCGACCACTGCAATGAGCATTCTTCTTTCAAAGATAAAGTTTGGATGAGTAACCTCTGCCAAGAGATTACACTTCCCACTAAACCACTGCAGCATATCGATGACCCTGATGGTGAGATTGCACTGTGCATTCTTTCTGCTATTAATGTTGGTAAGTTGAAACATCTTGATGATCTTGAAGAACTCTGCGACCTTTCTGTGAGGGCATTGGATGAATTGATTGACTATCAAGATTATCCTGTTGAGGCAGCACGAGTTTCTACCGAAAATCGCCGTTCTCTAGGTATTGGTTACATCGGTCTTGCTCACTTCCTTGCTAAACATCAGGTTAAGTATTCTGATGAAGCTGCAGCACATATCGTGCATGGATTGACTGAAGCATTCCAATACTATCTACTGAAAGCTTCTAATTTACTTGCAAAAGAAAAAGGAGAATGTGGATATTTTCATCGAACTAAATATGCCGAAGGTATTCTTCCGATTGATACTTATAAAAAAGATGTAGATGATATAGTACCACATCACTTGAATTATGATTGGGAAACTCTTAGAACCTCCATCGTGGAGTACGGTCTCAGGAACTCAACACTGTCCGCACAGATGCCTTCGGAGAGCAGTTCCGTTGTGTCAAATGAGACAAACGGAATCGAACCTCCCCGTGCCTTCCTGTCCGTTAAGAAGTCGAAGAAGGGCGTTCTCAAGCAGATTGTACCGCAGTACACGAGCCTTAAGAATTATTATACGCTCCTTTGGGATATGCCTAGCAATACTGGTTATATTAATATTGTTGCTGTTATGCAAAAGTTCTTCGATCAAGCGATATCTGGAAACTGGTCGTATAATCCAGAAAATTATGCCGATAATGAAGTTCCTGTGTCGGTGATGGCTCAAGATCTTCTCAACACATACAAGTATGGTTGGAAGACATCTTATTATCAGAATACATATGATATCAAGAAGGAGGAAGACGACGAAGAGAAAAAGAAATCAGTAGAAAGTTTACTTAATTCAATTCTAGAAGCATCACAAGAGGAGGAAGACTGTGACAGTTGCAAAATTTAAACTAACCGAGACCACCCCATCAGTTGACGGGATGACAGTATTCAACACAAAACATGTTGATATTAAAAAGCAACCGATGTTCTTCGGTGCTCCGCTAGGAGTTCAAAGATATGATAGTTTTAAGTATCCTATCTTCGACAAGCTAACTCAACAGCAACTTGGATACTTCTGGAGACCTGAAGAAGTCTCCCTTCAAAAGGATCGTGCTGACTATGCTACTCTTCGTCCAGAACAGAAGCATATCTATACTTCTAATTTGAAGTATCAAATCATGTTGGACTCCGTTCAAGGTCGTGGTCCTGGCATGGCATTCATTCCTTACTGTTCTCTTCCAGAGTTAGAGTCTGCCATGACTATCTGGGAGACCATGGAGATGATTCACAGTCGCTCTTATACATATATTATTAAGAATATCTATTCTGATCCATCAGAAGTATTTGATACTATTCTTGACGATCAGAATATCCTTGATAGGGCGAAGAGTGTAACCGAAGCATATGATGACTTCATCCGTGCAGCACAAGATTACTCATCTGGTAATCAGTGGCAACATCAATTAGAAGGTGTGCCCGCTGCCAAAGAAACTCTCTATGATTTAAAGCGTAAACTCTATCGCGCTGTAGTTAATGTTAACATTCTAGAGGGAATTAGATTCTATGTTTCGTTCGCATGTTCGTTCGCTTTTGGTGAACTTAAACTTATGGAGGGATCCGCTAAAATTATCTCTCTCATCGCAAGAGACGAAAGCCAACATCTTGTTCTTACACAAAATATTATCAAGAACTGGATTAACGGAGATGACCCAGACATGCTCCAGATTGCTAAAGAAGAAGAGGCGTGGACAGTAGAGCAGTTTAAGAAAACTGTTGATGAGGAGAAAGCATGGGCGCAGTATCTATTCAAGGATGGTAGCATCATTGGATTGAATGATAAACTACTCAATTCCTATGTTGAGTATATCGCTAACCGCCGTATGAGAGCGATTGGTTTGAAGCCTGTGTTTGATACTCCTATGTCAAACAATCCACTGCCTTGGACTCAGCACTGGTTGTCTTCTAAGGGTCTACAAGTTGCTCCACAAGAAACAGAAGTGGAATCCTATGTCATCGGAGGCATTAAACAAGATGTTAAGAAAGATACTTTCGCTGGTTTTAAACTGTAATGGAAGATTGGAAAGAGAAAGCACTGAAGTACGAAAAACTATCAGAGCACAACAAACGAATACTACGAGAGGGCCCGAAAGCTCTATCGGAAGCGTGGTTTCTGGGAGCGATGAAAAGAAAATACCAGACCCCTGGTTTAACTGAATAGATAAATACCTCCATCATGGAGGTTTTTTATTATGAATCCAAGTTCAGCAAAAGCGAAAGGTCGCCGTCTGCAACAATGGGTAAGAGATAAACTCATTGAGATGCTAGAAGTTCATCCAGAAGATATTGAATCTCGTAGCATGGGAGCTGGTGGGGAAGACCTTATCATGGCTCGTGCTGCTAGGTTAAAGTTTCCTCATAGTATTGAATGTAAAAATGTGGAGAAGCTAAATATATGGGATGCCTATGAGCAGGCATCTACCAACTCTGGTGACTATGAACCTCTCGTTGTAATTAAAAAGAATGGTAAGAAGCCACTAGCAGTGGTAGACGCAGAGTATTTCATTAGTTTATTCGGAGAGAAAAATGACTCTAGATCTTCATAACTTTTTTAAATTTTATGATGAAAAAAATGCGAATCATGTTGCAGCAGTTCAGTGGTTAGAGGATAACCTACCTGCTCAATTCTTAGACGACGCAGAGACTGATTGGATTGGTATCTTTAGAACGAAACCACCAACTCCAGCAGTACTTGATGTTCCATATTTCAATCAAGTAGACAACTACAGAGATGCACATAGAACTTGCAACAGTTCGTCATGTGCTATGTGTCTTGCTTTCCTCAAGCCAGGTAGCATCAAAGGTGATGACGAGTATGTTAAGAAAGTATTTGCGATTGGCGATACTACTGACCATGCGGTACAGACGAAAGTTCTCGCAGGTTATGGAGTTAAGTCACACTTTAGTTACAATCTTTCTTTTGCTGATATTGATAAGAGTCTCGATGCTGGGAAGCCTGTCGTTATTGGTATCTTGCATCGTGGTCCTTTATCTGCACCTACTGGTGGGCACATGGTTGTGGTAATCGGTAAGACTCCAGATGGTAAAGGTTACTATTGCAACGATCCATACGGTTCATGTAATGATAACTACACTGGTCCAGTGACAAATGGTAAGAAAACCATTTATACTAAAGCAATGTTAAAGCACAGATGGTGCCCAGGAGGTAATGATGGGTGGGGAAGAATCTTCGACTGAGTTTAAAAAAAAGATTTTAGAAGAGGTGAGGAAACTCACAAATCACGGTAAACATAAAGAAGCAAGCGAATTGTTTAACATATACTTTCCAAATATAGGAGGATCAAATGGCAAGAGTTGATTTGCATAATTTCTTTCAATACTACGATGAAAGAAATCCTAACCATGTCAAAGCAGTGCAGTGGTTAGAAGATAATCTACCAGTTAAGTATCTTGAGGATACGTCAGACTGGGCGGAGATTTACAGAGGAAAAAAGAATAGTGCTGGATCGGCACCTGCTGCTCCAGCTGCTGCCGCATCAGTAAGTGGCGATGACATGCCTATGATGGGTATCAAATTGATCAAAGAGTTTGAAGGATGTAGACTAAATGCATATCCAGATCCTCTCTCGGGTGGTCTGCCAATCACTATTGGTTGGGGTTGCACCCGTAAGAAGGATGGATCTGCATTCCATATGGGTGATAAGATCACTCAAGCAGAAGCAGATGAACTATTAATCGACGAGTGCCGTAAGCATTTTCTTCCTGCACTTCGTAAAATCCCACACTGGAATGAAATGTCAGATGGAAAGAGAGGCGCTCTTCTCAGCTTTGCTTATAATCTCGGCGCTGGTTTCTACGGTGGCGATAACTTTAATACTATTACTAAACGCCTGAAGAATAAAGAATGGGATTTGGTTCCCGATGCGCTTTATCTCTACAGAAATCCTGGTTCAAATGTAGAAGCAGGACTTGCTCGTAGAAGAAAAGCAGAAGGTGAAGCTTGGAAAAAAGGTTAACTTCACACTAAAGACAAATGGAAAACAAAAAAGAAAAAGCTATGGGACAGATTATTCGTATTGCCATTCTGAGTTGGAGTGCTGCTCTTCTGACTGCTAGTTATGCTGGTATGCTTGCTAAGATGGATCCAACTTTCATCGCTACAGTATTCACAGCATCTGCTGCTACCTTTGGTATCAATACTATGAAGAAAAGTGGAGAAGATGAAGAGAAGAAAGAAGAACCACGCAGAGAAGAAGTTGTAGAAGCTCCCCCAGAACCACCTGTAGAAGAAGTAGCAGCATCTCTTGAAGAAAGAGTTGAAGCACTAGAGGAAGGATTCGTTCAGCCTCGCACAGGAGCATGATGTCTAAGTCTAAA